TATATAAGAATGGCTCTTTTAATGTTATATAAATAGTTACATGGTAACTGCAACATCACCTCTCGCAAGACAACCTGATAAGTTAGACTATGCAAGTCCAACACAGTTTCGTTTCGGTATTCATCAATTACCGAAAGTAGAATTCTTTACGATTGGTTTAAATCTCCCCGGCATTTCATCTGGTGTGGTAACTGTAGCTACTCCATTTAAAGATATTCCTACAATGGGGGATAAGTTGACATATGGAAATTTAACAATTACTTTTATTGTAGATGAATATTTGGAAAATTATACCTCTCTCCATAATTGGATGACAGGATTTGGATTTCCGAAAAGTAGAGAACAGTTTTCTACTTTTAGAGATGTAACATCAAATACGCCTGCTACACCAAAAGCAAAAACAAGTTCAGAAACAGTTAAACGAGCTACACCTGATAAATCAATGTATGCAGATGCATTTATTCTGATACTTTCTAATAAAAATAATCCTATTGTAGAAGTAAATTTTCAAAATGTATTTCCTATATCGTTGGGCGAATTAAATTTTACCCAAGCTGCAACAGATGTAGAATATATAACGACCACTGCTGAATTTGCATATCAGATTTATGAAATAAAAGCATTATAAATATGTTTGAGCAGATATGATAAACTTTAACAAAATATCAAATCTTAGACTTAAATTTTAGTCAATATAGACCAAGAGAGTAATCAAACTCTGCTCATCACTTAAAAGAATTATATTATGAACTTAGACCAATTAAAAGAAGAATCAAGAAAAGACCTTATTATTGAAAATAAGGAACAACTTGGTTCTGAATCCCTTAAAAATCAAAAAATTAAATTAAAATATCTTGATCAAAGATCAAGATTTCAATTATTATTACAGAAAGCCAATGGCGATTATCAAAGAATGTACCGACAAAAATGGGAGTATTATGGTGGTAAAGCTGATGTTAAAATTTATGTGTCAAAACCATTTGATCTAAAAGTTTTAAAAAATGATTTAGCAATGTATATTAGTTCAGATGAAGAAATTATTCAGTTGATGGATAAGATTGGTTATTTAGAAATTGTAATAAAATATCTTGAAGGGATTATCAAGTCAATTGATAATCGTGGATGGGATATTAAAAATGCAATCGAATGGAAAAAGTTTGAAGCCGGTATGATATAATGGACATAGAGAAATATATTGGATATTACAAGAATGTAATTCCAAATGATGTTTGTAAAAATATTATGGATTTTGATCTCAATTTTCAACCTTCCACATATTCAAGTCATAAAGGCAAAACAGGCAATAGTGATGAACGTGTACGAATGGATGAGTGCTGGCTCAGAAGTGATAGCACCCTCTATGGAGATATAAAGATATCTTTCGAGCATGTATGTCATAGATATTCAGAAGAATTTCCTTTATTCAGTGTTCAACATATGACAGATTTTAGGATTAATCGTTATTCTGAAGGTGGTTTTATGTCAAGACATGTTGACAATATTCATCATAGTCACGGCCAACAATACGGATACCCACAAGTTTCAGTTCTTCTTTATCTGAATGATGATTATGAGGGTGGTGATTTTTATGTAGCAAATAAAAGGTTTGAACCAGAGAAAGGTTCTGGAATTATATTTCCTTCCAACTTTATGTTTCCACATCAAGCAGAAACTGTTACCAAAGGAACTCGTTGGAGTATAATTACATGGTTGATGTAAAAATACATAAATGTTTTCCAACAACAATTTATCAATTTGAATATCATCCTTCTATAGATGATTATAAAAATATGGAAACGCATATATCGGAAACTAGAAAGAATTATAGATATCACACAGATGACGATTTACATCTCTTGTCATACTTCATTAATTTAAGAGAAAAAATTTATGATGTGGCAAAACAATATTTTAATAATTTAGAATATGAATATGATAAGTTAGAAATTACTGGTATGTGGGCTAATAAATTATATCAAGGTGATGCTCATCCACCACATACACATTCTAATAATATTTTATCAGGAGTATATTATTTAAAATCAGGTAAAAATTCATCACCAATACAATTTTTTGATCCAAGAGCTCAAGCAACTGTTTTACGTCCTAGAAATAAACCTAATTGGGATAATGCTAGTATGGTACAATTTGATGCAATACAAGGATTAGGTTATGTTTTCCCATCATGGTTAATGCATTGGGTTCCACCAACAGAAGATGAACGTATAAGCATATCATGGAATATAATTGTAAGGGGAAATTACGGAGAACCAAACACTTTGCAAAATGCTCATATCTAAAAAAAATGAAGTTTACTTGATTCTAAGTAACTTAGACCCATCGACATCACAAGAGTTATCAGAATTCTTCACGTTTGAGGTTCCAGGCTTTAAATTTATGCCCATGTATCGTAATCGTATGTGGGACGGTAAGATACGTTTATTTAGTTCTGGCTCTGGTGAAATATATGTCGGACTATTACCATACATTAAACAATTTTGTTCTAGAAATAAAATAGAATATACAATAGAAGAAGGAGTAGAAGATGTTAGGAATGTTGTACGTCAGAGTGTTAGAGGTTTTATCAAATCACTCAAACCAAAATCAAAAGGTAAATCACTCAAAATTAGAGACTACCAAATTGATGCGGTATATCATGCTATTTCTAACAATCGTGCTCTTCTTGTTTCTCCTACGGCTAGTGGTAAATCCTTAATAATATATGCACTAGTTCGTTATTATCATATGATGGGTCTAAAGACTTTAATACTAGTTCCTACCACATCTCTAGTTGAACAGATGTATTCTGATTTTCAGGATTATGGTTGGAGTTCAGGAACTTATTGCCAAAAAATATATCAAGGCTATGATAGAGCTGTTACTAAAGACGTTGTAATATCAACATGGCAATCTATCTATAAAATGCCTAAAAAATATTTTGAACAATTTGGTTGTGTGATTGGAGATGAAGCTCATCTATTCAAAGCAAAGTCTCTTACGGGCATAATGACTAAGTTACACCAATGTAAGTATAGATTCGGGCTTACAGGGACGTTAGACGGTACTCAGACGCACAGACTTGTATTAGAGGGACTATTTGGTGCAGTTGAAAATATAACAACTACAAAAGAATTAATGGATAAGAAAACTCTAGCAAGCTTGAAAATTAAATGCATTATCTTAAATCATTCAGAAACTACTGGAAAATTAATTAAAAATTATAGTTATGCAGAAGAACTAGAATTTATTACAGGGCTAGAAAAAAGAAATAATTTCATATGTAGCTTATTAAAACATCTAAATGGAAATACTCTTTGTTTATTTCAACTTGTGGAAAAACATGGTAAATTATTACATAAACTAGTTAAGGATGAAATAAATGATCGTAAAATATTTTTTGTTTACGGTGCAACAAATGCAGAAACAAGAGAAAATATTAGAGCTATTGTGGAAAATGAAAAAAATTCAATCATTATTGCAAGTTATGGTACTTTTTCTACTGGTATCAATATTCGTAATATCAATAACATCGTGTTCGCTTCGCCCTCAAAGTCCAGAATTAGAGTTTTGCAATCAATTGGAAGAGGATTGCGTACTAGTGCAAATAAAAATTCCATTTTAGTTTTTGATTTATCAGATGATATTTCTTATAAAGGAAGAAGAAATTTTACGTTAATTCACTTTACAGAACGAATAAATATATACAATGAACAACAATTCAAATATGAAATCAGCAAGGTAAATCTATCATGAATGAATCTACATGTAAGGTTCTAAAATTAACAAACGGAGAGGACATTGTTTGTGAGCTTGGTGATGGAAATACTGAAAATGAATATGAAATAGGTTATCCTCTTAAAATGGAAGTTCAATCAAAGATGACTAAAAATGGTATTATAGAATCTTTAAATCTCACTCGTTGGATTGGGCCTTATACAGAACAACCATTCTTTCTTATTAAAACTTCTCATATTCTTTTAATTGCTGAAGCTTCTCATGGGTTAAGTCGATATTATGAACATGTAATTAGAGAGCTTCATGAATGGGATAATAGCAAAGCAAAAAAAAGAGAACTTCTAGATGATACTGATAATGAAGAAGTATACGATGAATTGTTAACAGAATTTCCAGTAATAAGTAAATTAATTCATTAACAAAGTCACATACTCTATTATACACACTTTTTTTGTTTTGTCAAGTCCCTTTTTATACTTGACTTTTACATCGTAATAGTGTATATTATATATAAATGATAACTCGTATAAGGAATAATGATGACAGGTGTGAAAAAGTCTAAGAGCATACATTACGTTGATAATAAAAAATTTCTTTCAGCTATGATTGAGTTTAAAGAATTATGTAATATTGCAGAAAAAAATAAAGAATTGCGCCCTCCCGTTTCTGATTATATTGGAGAGTGTTTTTTAAAGATTGCAACTCATTTATCATACAGACCAAATTTTATTAATTATACTTATCGGGAAGATATGATATCTGATGGTATTGAAAATTGTTTACAATATGTTCAGAATTTTAATTCAGAAAAATCTAATAATCCTTTTGCCTATTTTACTCAAATCATCTATTACGCATTTCTTAGAAGAATTGCAAAAGAAAAAAAACAAACTCATGTGAAAAATAAAATAATACAAAATGTTAACTATGAATCTTGGACAACGATGGAAGGGGATAATTCACAATATGTTGTAATGGGGTTTGATCCAACTGTGATGCTTCCAGATGAAGATGTATATAAACCAAAAAAGAAATTATTGGAAAAAACTAAAGGCCTAGAATCGTTTATGGAAGAAGGTAAGAAAAAATATAACAGAAAAAGGAATAAAAAAGTTTGAAAATTGGTATTATCACAGATACACATTTCGGTGCAAGAAATGATAATTTAAATTTTAACGATTACTTCTATAAATTTTATGACAACATATTTTTTCCTGCTTTGAAGGAAAGAGAAATTACTACTTGTGTTCATATGGGAGATGTTGTTGATCGACGTAAATTTATAAGCTATCGTATTGCAAATGATTTTCGTAAAAGGTTTATTAATAAATTTCAAGAATTAGGTATTGATTTACATATTATTATTGGTAATCATGATACCTATTATAAGAACACTAATGAAGTAAATTCTATGGAAGAGCTTGTTGGGTCTGATAGATTTAAAATATATACTGAACCAAAGATTGTAGAGTTTGATGATATTCCTATTTTGTTTGTGCCGTGGATTAATGTAAACAATTACGATGAATCTATAAAATTACTTAATACTGCAAAGTCAGATATTATTATGGGTCATTTGGGAATATCTGGTTTTGAAATGCATCGCGGCCAAGTTTCATTAGAGGGACATAAAAAAGAAATGTTTCGTAGGTTTGATACTGTTTTTAGCGGACATTTTCATCATAAGTCTGACGATGGACAGATTTATTATCTAGGAACACC